GTCACGCTAAAGGGGCAAAGGTACACAGAACAAGAACGCGATAAAATTAGAGACTTGTATTCGAGTGGATTTAAAAGAGGTGATAGCGGAATCGAAGAGCTTTCAGCCAAAATAGGCCGACCGGTGACCTCAATCACAAGGAAAGCCAGGGAAATGGGGCTAACATCTAGCGATAGAAGGCTGTCCGACACGATGATAAAAAAACACACCGAAAGAATGGAAAAATGGCACTCAGAAAACGAACACCCAAAAGGGATGAGCGGAAAAACACATTCAGAGGAATATAAAAAAGAATGCGGAGTTAGACTAAAAAATTGGTGGGCGGATGCATCACAAGAAGAAAAAAATCGAAACAGACGGCAAGCAATAACAACCAAAAGAGCGAACGGGAACGACAACAATCACAGGGGAAGATGGAAGGCCTCTTGGAGAACAATAGGTGGGAAAAGGAAGTTTTTTAGGTCAAGGTGGGAAGCCAACTATGCAAGATACTTGCAATACCTGAAAGAACAAAAGCTCATACAAGATTGGTTACATGAGCCCGAAACATTTTGGTTCGAATCAATCAAAAGAGGGGTAAGGAGCTATCTTCCAGACTTTAAAATAATCAACAACAACAACTCTCATTGTTGGGTAGAAGTGAAGGGGTGGATGGATGATAAATCAAAAACCAAGCTCAAGAGATTTGCAAAATATTATCCGAAAGAAAGGATGACCGTTGTAGACAAAAAATGGTTTTCAGCGAACTCAAGCAAAATGAAGTTTATATGTCCGAACTGGGAGTAAACATGATCAACGAGCATGCAATTACATATAAAAACAATCTTAGCATAGAAAATGTTGATTACATCGTCAAAAAGGCGAACAAACTAGGGCTACTAGACAGAAAAATATCTAGGGTCTATCAGCAAGAAGACGCGGACGGTAAGCACGTATATTTCGAGGTGGACGGAATCAAAGAGAGGAAACAATGTTAATCACAATCTTAGTATTAAACATAGCAACGCTAATTGTTATGTTACTTCTTATTAAAGAGTTTAAATTGATTTGGAAAGTTTTGAATAAAAGCAGAAAAGAAATCATTGAAGAAAGCAGATGGGGACAAGGAGAGCTTTTAGCAGCATACAAACATCTGGCAACAGAGGCGATTAAATCTGTTAAGGCGGAAGTAACGAAAATAAATAAAGCCTGCAAGTTAATAAAAAAGAAAGAGAGCAAATAAGATGAATAAAGAAAAACTTACAAAGTGGACAAATTGGGTTTACATTGGCTGTTTGATATCTGTATTGCTTAGTACAGCATCACTGCCCGCAATTATGCTCCCAACGCCGTATAACATAGCCGGGACTATTGCATTTTTATTTGTATATTTCACAGCATTTGCTTTATGTAGGGCAATGAGCGGGAAACTATAATCAAATGGAATACAATCCAAAACAAGTAGAAGTGACATACAAGTTTTATCTTCCGGACAATGAAAGCGAGATGAGAGCGTTTCTAAGAGCAAAACACAACGATTACGAGTCGGTGCTGTCGGAGATCCATTACAAATGTAGGCAAGTGTGGAAGTATGAAGAAGATCCCAGCGAAGATAGGATTTCGCTTGCCGAGGAAATAAGCGAAATGGTTGGAGAATCCGGAGCGTTAGACCAATGAAGTACATGACGTGTAACACATGCAGGGCTACAGTTCAAGTGAACAACACTGGAATATGCCTAGGCTGCCAACAAGGCTCAAACAAGGCGGAGAAGGCCGACCACCACAGGGATTATAAATCAAATGAATTAAAAGAATTATTATCAAGAGAAAAGGCGATAGAGGATGCACTTCTAGCGGCAGCATTCGAAAGCAAAACCACAAAAGGAAAGGAGTTACCAAAAAAGGTTAAAAAGGACAAGGGCTAGTTTTAAGCGACGAACTGGTGAGTAACTTAAGAGACAGCAGAAACAAAAAATGGGGATTCAAAATGAAATGGTTTAAATTTAAAACAAAGACGACAAAGAAGATGGGCAAGCTAGAGGCCGACCTAGACCGTCTATGGAAGAAGGTAGACCGCCTAGCGGACGAACTGACAGAAAGGACAACCAGACTGGACAAAGGGAGCCAGTTTGGGTTCGACATATCTGAGCAACGTTACGTAGACGGAGCCTTTGACAGGATAGAACGCAAAGTTAAAGCCATAAGAGCGAGCCTGATTGTCCAGGCCCACGCAAAAGGCGCCGAATATAAACTATTAACGGCCGACGCCGACGTACAGGACGAATACACCGAGCTTAGCGGAAACAGCATCTATTACGCAGAGAGTGGCGACGGGGCCAGGGTATGGCTTAAAGAAAACGGGTATGAGTATGTAAAACCGATAGAGGACTTAGGGGAATTGTGGATCAAGGAGGACAAGTAATGATTGAATGCATAGATTATAGACCAATAAACAAGAACACTTTACTTGGATACGCGACAATTAACGTCCCTAAGTGGGGTGACCTAGAATTATACGATATCGCCTATTGTCAAAAAGACGGCCGCAGGTGGGTTAACTTCCCATCCAAAGCATACGTAAAAGATGGTGAAACAAAATATAGCACATACTACAGATTTAAAGAAAGGGCTAATTACGATAAGTTTTGTAAGTCAATAAAAGAAGCGATAGAAAAGAAAATTGGGTTGGATAATATTGCCAAATGTACGGACAACGGAATCGTAGAACAATCCACATCTAGAGCAAATGAGATTAAAGAGTTCGACACCGACGAGATACCATTCTAATGCCCGACATTTGCATGTGCAAGGGCGACGGTTGCCCTATGAAGGCCAACTGCTATAGGTTTTTAGCAAGACCATGCCCTTACGCTCAATCTTACTTCGTAGACCCACCATACGACAAAGACAAACAATCGTGTGACCATCGGTGGTTACACTCAAACAAGGAGAAAAAAGATGAACTTCGCAATTAAAATAACTTATACAGACGACAAAGCCCTAGACATTATCCTTCCCGAAGCCGAAGTACCAAGATTTGTGGAATCGGTACAAAAAGGCGAGTGCTACTGGGATAAAAGCAATCAATCAGCATTTTGGACGAAAGACAACTTGATTAGATATATGAACCTAAACAAGATCCCGGAGGAGCAACCAAAAGCAGCCGTTGAAGAGATAGAAGACGCTAAGAAGGAAGAAAAACCACCTCAAAAGAAAGAAGTAGGCAAGAAATGACCACGAGCACGCTAGCGATGAATGGGGATCTTGCTTCAGCTCCCGTGGACGCAGCATATTGGTCGTACGTATCTTGTCCGACATTTGCATGGAATGCGGTTAGAAGGCTTTCCGATAGCCTATTGAAGGACCAACGGGAGTACAACAAAACAAAACAAAAACCGAGGATAAAAATGAAATTCAAGAAGATCAAAACAAATGAAATATTAGACTTGCTGGAAGATGGCGCGATGGTGGCACACGGCAGCGCTGACGGCGGGTACACTGTGTATAAGATGATAAAGTTTCCGGATGGCGCACTAAAGGTCTTTGAGCAAGAAGCTGAAGAAAACGCACTAGTCGACCACTGGATGGAAGTAGAGGAAATTGAGTTCGACGACCTTTTAAGCGACGAGTGGTACAAAGCTAGTGTATAACAAAGAGTGGACAGCAGAAACGCGGGAACTGGATTCGTTAATCGAGAATGAACACAACCCGAGGCGACTTACTAAAGACCAGGCAGGCCAACTAAAGACGTCAATAGCAAAGTTTGGGCTATGCGAGCCTATTGTAATACAACCTGATGGCTCTATAATTGGGGGTCATCAGCGTGTTAAGATATTAAAGTCACTTGGTCACACTAGCGTTAAGGTGTTTGTTCCGTGCGAAGAACTTTCCGACCAAGACGCTTACGAGCTAAACATACGGCTGAACAAGAACACCGGCGAGTGGGACTATGACGTGTTGGCCAACATGGTCGACCCAGACGAGCTAATAGAATATGGTTTCACATCAAAAGAGTTGGACATGGAAGTCTTTCCCGAAGAACCGCCGCAAAAGCAAAAGTTAACAATAAGCATCAAATTCGACTCTGAGGCTGATTTTCTATCAGCTAGAGAGAAGATATCTAAAATTCTAATGGCCTATCCATCGGCTAAGATCAAATAAAAACGATACAATGATTACACATGGAAAATGCCAAGACGTTCTCAAAAGCGTTGAAGCCAATCACTATACAACGATTATAACAGATCCGCCGTATGGGCTGTCGTTCATGGGCAAGAAGTGGGATTATGAAATACCGTCAATAGACATATGGGAAGAATGCCTAAGGGTGTTAAAGCCTGGCGGTACGTTGCTTTGTTTTGCAGGAACAAGAACGCAACACAGAATGACATGCAATATAGAAGATGCTGGGTTTATTATTAAGGACTGCTTGATGTGGTTATATGGCTCAGGTTTCCCTAAGGCGACTGATATTAGCAAGCAGTTGGATAAGATGAATGGTAGGGAGTTTGAACCATTTCAAAGGTATTTAAAGCAAAAAAGAGAAGAAAAAGGATTAAACAAGTCTGATATAGATAGAGCATGTAATATTAAAGCATCTTGTTATATTTGGGAGGGGGATAAAACGGGTCAAAATCATTTACCCACATGGAAAAGTTATATAATTATAAAAGATATTCTTGAATTAGATGATAGATTTGATGAAGTAATTAAAAGAATAGAAGCTGAAAGAGAAGTTATAGGACAGAAGAAGGTGATGGGAAAAGAAGATATTAAAATTTTTGGTAAGTTTAAAGGAGGAATGCAAGATATTACAACCCCAACAACCCACGAAGCCAAACAATGGAGTGGCTACAAGTCCCACGCTCTAAAACCCGCCTACGAGCCAATAATAATGTGTATGAAGCCTAACAACGGAACATACGCAGATAACGCTATTAAGCATGGTGTAGCAGGGATTAATGTTGATAAGAGTAGGGTTTTCCGAAATAGTGATGATATTTCTGGGTGGTCTCAATCAGGAAGTAAAGAATCTGAAAATAGAGCCATGTCTGGTAAAAATTATGATAGGGAAGCCAAGCCTGACACCCAAGGACGTTTCCCCGCAAACATTATCTTAGATGAAGAAGCTGGCAAGATGCTTGATGAACAAAGTGGGGTTAGTAAGTCAAGTGGACATGTAAGACATAACACTTATCCCGAATCAATGTGTTATGGAACAGGACTTAACCCAGCTAACCTTAAAGGAATTAATGACTCGGGCGGTGCATCCAGATTCTTCTATTGCGCTAAGGCCTCTAAAAGCGAACGTGGCGAAGGAAACAGCCACCCAACAGTAAAACCACCCAAGTTAATGGAATACCTAATCAAACTAGCGATGCCACCAGAAAATGGCTTATTGCTAGACCCATTTGCAGGAAGCGGCTCAACGCTAATTGCAGCGCAAAACTTAGGTTACAAGGCAGATGGGATAGAAATGAGCGAAGAGTACTATGAAATAGCGCTAGCAAGATTAAACAATAAAACAACAACAGGTTAGAAAATGGTAGCAAAAAAAGCAGCCAAACCAAAAGCTCATAGAGTCCCGGTTGACAAGCCAAAAAACAAGCACATCCCAATAGACTGGGAAGAAGTTGATAAATATTTAGTGGCCGGATGCAACGGGATGCAAATATCTGCGGTTATCGGATGTTATTCTGATACCCTCTACAGAAGATGCGTTGATGAAAAGGGAGTTCTCTTCGCTGAATATGCTGCTGAGAAGCGCCAAAAGGGCAATTCAATGCTTCACGCCAAGCAGTTCCAACAGGCAATGAAGGGCGACAGAGGTATGTTAATATGGCTTGGAAAGCAACGCCTAGGACAAAGAGAAGATCCACAAGACGCAGCAGAGTTCAACGGTAAACTAGGAGAGATTCTAGACTACCTAATGGGCGTCAAAGACGAAAAAGAGTTCGACAAAAAGTAGCCGTGAAAAGAAAGATCGTCCCCTATCGCCATGTGGCTATTCCGCCTTATGCGAATTTACGACAAATCATTTTTTCTGCTGCAAAGAAAGATATCTCAGCGGGGAAAATTCGCTTTTCCTGCTCAAATTCGCGTATCTGAGCTATTAACCTCACACCCTGTACCCCCACAAGGCCATCATCGATTAGAAGCCTGGACGGCCTTCTAAGCGTAAATGCTATGTCGCTTGAATCGCGGGAAGGATCCCACTTGTTGAAAAGCTTACCAGTCATCGCCCACAGGGCTTCTACGGCGGTTAATACGCTTATAAGCCTAGCGTGCGCGTATTCGTCCGACTCATGCACTTTTAGGTGCGTTTCTTTCGAGTTACTCGCCACTAATATTAGGGAGCTGTGTGGTATCGCCATGTGGCTATTCCTCCTCTTTGAATATACCAAAAACTTCATCTGCGTATTTTGGGTCGTTCATGTGCTTACTTAATTCTATGTCACCAATTCACAAGTCCATTTCCGTTTCATCGGCGGCGTACTTTCTTTGTTCCTCTATCTCAAGCGCTATCTCTTCGGTAGGTGGTATGTGAATATCGATCGGAGGATTTAGACCTACACCAAAACCAAACGCTAAGAGGACAGAAAATATAACCATACAATCACCATAAAGTAAACAAATATTGCAAAGGCATGAAGTAATTTATAAAATTGTAAAAACATTCTTTACACCCATTAATAAATACATTATACAAAACAATAGAGCCATAGTAAAGAGGAAACATGACGAAACAGGAAGAATCGCCCCAAAAGAAACCCAAAAGATTAACCTATAGCAAGATAATGACCGAGCTTAGGGGGCTAAGGGTAGCCACTAGAGAGCTTCAATCAATAAACGGCAAACTAAAATCAATTGAAACGGATTCAGCGGCTTTTCTAGAGCTTATGCTGTCCCATGCAAAGAAGATAGACACCTTCAATAAAAGAATCGACAACATGGAAGAGGTTCTATTGATGATACACACAAACGTTAGACGAAGCAAGTTTTTACACGACGAAATATATGGATAAGAGAGAGCTATTAAAGCAAGTGCTGGGCGAAGCAATAGACGAGGCCGACGATGACGTTATTGATGAGAATCTAGAGGCGGCGCTGGCGGCGTACGTGTCGGGGGTATTGCAAATACTAGGCGAACGGTCAACGCCCGAAGAACAAAACGAATAGCAAGAACGGACGAAGAAAGCCCGCTTAGTATAGTGGTATTACACTAGATTTGTAACCTGAAAACGGGAGTTCGATTCTCTCAGTGGGCAACGATTAAGAGTTCAATTACCAGTTCACTACCAATATCTAACGAATTGGTATTAAAAGGCGACAACATGGACAAGGAAGAACGACCTGGCGACATGATCAATACAATTAAAAGCCTAATCGAAACGTGCGTTAAAGCGCTCGATCCGTCAGACGAGAAAGACGTTAGAGAGACTTTGTTTTTCGTGTTATTGCCGATGATGGGTGAACTACAACGCAAAATTGAACAGGACAAGCATGGGAATAGAACAGCGTTATAAATACTGGACAGAAGACGGTTTAGAAGTAAGGACATGCAAACTCTGTAAGCAATCGCAAGCGAAGTCTATTAATGATGGATTCTGGGTGGTGTATTTTACAAAAGAAAGACTAGACCATGAGTTTGAAAAAATGCGAGAAGGAAGCGATCCCGC